CTGAGGTATTCTCGTGTGCGCTTTTCAAGTTGGTCACTAAATATATGCTCGGTCTTAGCGCCACAATGGAGCGCAGCGATGGCACTACTAGGGTTTTCAAAATGTTTCTTGGTGACGTCGTTTATAAGCAAGAGCGCAGCAAGGATGAAGTAGTCATTGTCAGAGGCATAACATATCAGACCAATGACGACGAATTCAATGAGCTCGAGTTGGACTTCAGAGGCAAACCGGCCTCGTCTAAAATGCTGAGCAAAATATGTAATTATAATCGTCGTTCTGAATTCATTTTAAAGGTTCTTGATGATATGATAAAGGAAAATCCAAAACAGCAAATTATGATTATCGCATCTTATCGAAATATTCTTAACTACTTCTATGAAGCAATAAATCACAAACAAATTGCCACTGTTGGGTTTTATGTAGGTGGTATGAAGGAATCAGCTTTAAAACAAACCGAGCAAAAACAGGTTGTCTTGGCGACGTATAGTATGGCGGCAGAAGGACTCGATATTAAGACCCTAACTACACTTATTATGTCGACACCTATGACTAAAATAGAGCAGTCAGTGGGGCGAATTTTGAGACAAAAGCATGAAAATCCACCCATTGTTGTGGATATTATTGATACACATACCAACTTTCAGAACCAATGGGCAAAACGTAGACGTTTTTTTAAGACACAGAATTACAAAATTATTCAGACAACTAGTAGCACATATACCACTGATATAAGCAAATGGAAAACAACATTTGTTCCTAATATAAATTCAACAAGTACAACTACAACACTAGATAATGGCTCTGATTCCGACTTAGACGTAGATGTTTCTGACTCTGACTTGGAAGAATTAGAAACAAAATCAGAATCTAAAATTGATAATAAAAAAGGTGGCGTTTGCTTACTGAAATTTAAGAAATAATGAATATATTTTGTATTTTGTTACCATATTCCGAAAGCAATGTATAAATATTATGTAATTTTTCTTATTTTCTTTTATTTTTTCAAAGTTATTAAAATTTTCCAAAAAGTAAAAAGGGAAATGAAATTTGGACATTTTTAAAAATGTCCAAAAATGAAAACCCAAATAAAGTTTTGAAAAACACATGTTTTTTCACATTGTGACCAAGATGCTCTAAATTATTTTTTTTATCAAAATTTTTTGTGATGATATTTTTTTTGTTAAAAATGCGAAAATAAAATATTAGCAACTTATATAGATGTTTAGCAACCAAAAAAACCCCAAATTACCCCAAAAAAACAAACATAATTTTAGTTGTGAAAATTGTGACTTTAATTCGTCTAATAAAAAAGATTACGAAAGACATTTACAGACGATAAAACATAAAAACAAGTTTTGTCAACCAGTTTCAACTAAAAACCCCAATTTACCCCTTGAAAATACAGTCTTTACATGTTTATGTGGTAAAATATATAAAGACAAGTCAGGAATCTGGCGACACAAGAAAAAATGTATTAAAGAGTCAATACCAGGAGAAATAAAATCTGAAGAATGTTCCGAAGAAGGTTCTGAAGAAAAGTATTACAAGGTTTTACCAACTAATAATGAAATTATTGAAATACTAAAGGTTCAAATGCTAGAAAATCAAGAACTAAGAAAATTTATGATGGAACAACAAAAACAAATGATAGACCAAATGATGGAAATAGCTTCAAAATCAAATGTTACAAATACAATTAATTCTAACAACAATTGTAACAATAAATCATTCAACTTAAATTTTTTCTTGAATGAGCAATGTAAGGACGCATTAAATATTAATGAATTTGTGGATTCAATTAAAATGCAACTTTTGGATTTAGAGAATTTTGCTCATCTTGGTTACGCTGATGGAGTTTCTAATATATTTGTAAAGGGAATTAATGCCCTTGATATTCATAAACGTCCTATACACTGTAGTGATTCAAAACGTGAGGTACTTTATATAAAAAATAATGATGAATGGATGAAGGAGTCAGATGATAAACCTTTAATTAGAAGTGCTATTAAAAAAGTTGCGTTCAAAAATATAAAACAAATTAATGATTGGGTCAAGGAAAACCCAGGATGTAAAGACCCTAGTACCAAAAAGTATGACCAATATAATAAAATAGTAATGAACGCGATGTCAGGTGTTACTGAACAAGAACAAAATGACAATATTGATAAAATTGTGAAGAATGTCACAAAAGCAGTGGCTATTGATAAGTGCGCTTTGAGGTAAACTGAAAATAACATTCAATAAATTTTTTACATTTTACAAAAAAAATTGAAATAAAAATATATTATATTATTTCAAATATAAATAATATAATAAACATTCACCATCGTAAACGAATCAACACAGCTAAACTTATTTGAATATAGAATGTCAGGCAAATCAAATATTAACATACTTGGAACTATCGAAAATCTGTTGGATGAAGGTTTTGATATAATTTCGGCAATCAAGGAAATTATAGATAATAGCAAAGGTGCTGGTGCTAATCATATATGGATTATTCTTGATATAAAAAATCTTACTTTAAATATATTTGATATTGGAACAGGAATGAATAAAAAGGGGTTAAACAGATTAGCAATGTTGAATGATAGAAAAATTATAAGTAAAATAAAACAGGGCAAATATGGTCAAGGTGTAAAACTAGCATTTGCCTTTTTAACCCAATTAAAAGGAGATGTTACAATTATTTCGAAAACGAATGACTTTGATGAAGCTAAAGAGAATCCGATTAGCGAATTAGTTATTAAATTTCAAGAAGTTGCTACAACTGGCGAATACAACGACAAATCTGATAATGCCTGTACTGCTAATATACGTTTATGGGAAAAACATGCTGCGTTATTCGGTGATAATATCCCACCTACCGGAACACTTATATCTATGAAAATGGATAAGAGACAATGTAAGGAATTATATAAAAAAATCACAACAAAAGATATATCCAATAGCTTATTATTTAATGTTGGTCTTGTGAATTATGATTATTTGAGAACCGCAAATAATAAAATCACATTTAGCATACAAGAAATAGTAATGGATAACGAGCCTGATATTGCTGTAGAAACCGTAGGAGAATTAGATGCGACTGAGGATGATGATATAGATGATAGTTTTAATAATGATTCTAAAAATATTATTGTCCCAATTACTGTTGTTGATAGAGAGTTTCCAGATGATAAATGGGATGTAGAGTGTTCTGAAGAGTATAAGAATTATGATGTTCCTTCAGTTTGTCCTATTATTGACGAGAATGGTGAAGATGTAAATAAATATCAGTGTATTGTACTTGAAAACCAAGTAGGTGATACTATTTCTCTACTTGAATGTGAAGACAAAACCGGATTTGTTGTTATTACTGAAGATAATGTGTATAATCTTGGCAAAGTTCTTCAGAAAAGAGAAGGAACTGAGGCTGATTTGGTAAAAGCTTTAAAGGCTAAAATTGTTGGTAAATTTCAAATTTACTTGGCACATAATGATGATTGGATTAATGCGCACAAAGAGGCACTTTGCCGAATAATGAGATGCGATGAAAATGATTTACCTAAGAAACCTATTGGTAACAAGAAAAATCAAGAATATAATAAAATATTACAATCTGTAAAAGGGGACTATTATAGCAGAAGCGATACTATTGCTATAAATGCGCGTAAAAAGGCTAGGCATACTTCTGGTGGAACTCGCGAAAAGTTAAAATATGAGGATAATATTATTGCTCTTATCAAGTATCCGCCTACTTTGGATAAAACATTTGGTGTAACTGTTAAAAAATACAATACTATTGAGGATATTGTACATGCAAGTGTTAGAAATATTAAAAATTATTTGATAAGAAGAATGGCAGCTGATTATCATAATAAAGTAGAAAGGGATAAGAAAATACAAGCGCAAGCTGCTGCTTTAGAGAGACAGCAAGCTTTAGTAAGTCAGCAAGCTTTAGAGAGACAGCAAGCTTTAGTAAGTCAGCAAGCTTTAGAGAGTCAGCAAGCTTTAGCAAGTCAGCAAGCTTTAGCAAAACAAAATATTGTCTTAGAAATAGTAGAATCAGAAGAAGATGAATTTGTTTCCGAGTCGGAAGAAGATGAAATAGTAGAATCAGAAGAAGATGAATTTGTTTCCGAGTCGGAAGAAGATGAATTTGTTTCTGATACAGATAAAGTTGTACCGAAGGATATTAAGACTGACAAAACAGTTAGAAAGACAAATGAAGCTATATACATTACAAAAAAAACATTAGTTATGTACTTAAATGACTGGTATGATAAAAATGAGAATGTATATGATTTAACCAATGTAGTAGATTTTATGTGTAAATCATATGAATTATATAAACCGTCTATTATGAAGGATGCTTTAGATGTTTTAGAACTAAACGAAAAAATACATCATTTGATATTAGAAATAAATTCAAGATATAAATCAGATGATGACCGCGTAAGTTGCGGAGCAGAATTCGCAAATGCTTACCAAAAACATTTCAAAAATTAAATAAAAAGTAATTAACAATATTATTTGGTTTAAATAATAAAACCAAATAAAATCAGATATTAATAAAAATAAAATAAAGAGAAATATATTTATATTTTATTTTTTACAATTAATTATTTAATAAGAACCCTTGCTAAGGAATCCCATACCACTACCACTCTTTCCAAATGAATTCAACGCATTATGGTCTAGGTTATCAATCCCATTAATATTCGGCAACTTTAAGAATGGAACAGGGTTTGCTAAAGCACTTAATAAGGGCGACAATGGACCACCTGTGGAATAACTGGGTGTATTAGGCACATTATTCATATATTGTGAATGTCCACCCCGCATTATATGTCTCCTACTATGATGTCTTCTACTAACATTCTTTTTTGACCCACGTTTGAGTCCATATTTAGAACGCAATCTACTCTTAATACGGCGAATACGTCTAGTAACAGATTTTCTACTACCTTTCATCTTATACATATTAGAAATATTATTTATTCTTCTACGAGATATTTTTCTTTTTCTAAGCTTGTGACTGCCGCCAATAATACCTTTTGCGGCCATTACATTGTTTAAAGGCTCTTGAAATGCTCTACAATTTACTGATGCTGGATTTACATTACTTGAAAATGGAAATACATTTGAATTTGTTGGGTTTATTAAATATTGTAATGACATTTTATATTATATTTAGATTTTTATATTTTTTATTTCTTATAATCTAGTTATTACAGGCAACTGATTTTGTAACACAATTGAATCTTTTACATTTGCTAGAGATATAGGCATCCACCTTTTGAATTTGTAATTAAATTGGCAATTCATTTTGTAAGACCTATCTAAATAAACATATTTATCTAGATTATTGTTTTCAAAATCATCTTCGTCGTCACTTTCCTCTAACGCGTCCAAGTTGTTATTTTCCTTGATATTTCTAAATAACTTGTTCATTAGTACACTTGTTTCATAATCTGGAATGAACGCGAAATCATAAAATTCTGTTTTGCCGTCTTTTGTAACAAACAAGTTATAAATATCACTTTGAATATCAGGTGTAATATTAAAAACGGCACTAGATAATTGTTTTACATAATCCTTTTTTGCTGGTTTTGATTCTCTTACATTAGTCGATTCTCTTACATTAGTCGATTCTCTTACATTAGTCGATTCTCTTACATTAGTCGATTCTCTTACATTAGTTGATTCTCTTACATTAGTCGATTCTCTTAACCTACTTGACGGTTTATAGTAATCAGAAAACACAATTTTCTTTGTCGCATACCACCTGTATTTCAAATGCTGAATTTTATAAGGCAATGTATCAATATCTTTTAATATTTTTAATAAATCTGTATTCATTATTGGCAGCCCAAAAATAATATAACTGGAAGTTATAGATTGTTGTGATATTTCAGTTTTTAATATACTTTTTAATACTTCCAAGCGACTATTAAATGTCTTGTTAGAATAGTTAACATCTTTATAATAATATAAATCTTCAATACAAAAACATTTACCCCCATTTACATTAAAAACAGTACCATAAAATATTGTTCCTAATGCTAGTTTATCATTGAAACCAGTTATTCCTATATTAATATTTTGTATACTATTTTTATTCTCCGTATTTATATCTAGTATAAAGCATACATTCTCATTTTTATATGACGTAAACCAAGCAAAACACTTTTGTCCAGCCGGTATTGCTAAAATAACATTAAAGTCAAAAACTTTCTTATGCGCCATTGTTTCATAAGAAAGTTCAAATTTGGGAAAATCTGACAATATAGATTCTACTTCTTCGTCTGTAAACATTATATTAGTTTATGTTATAATAGCATAATACCTTTAAACCTTTTTATAATTTTTATAAATAAGTTGCTAAAATGCTGACTGAAAACTACCAGATGAAACATCATTTGATAAAAACATGTTACTCGAAGTTGAAGATGTATTTAGTTGTTTCTTTAAAAAACTCTTCAATTCGTCCTTCATTATATCTTTTGTTGATTCATCCAAACTATTAACCTGAGTATCACTAGTTGGAAGTAAATCAATTGCTGTATAAGAATTGTTTATTTTAGAAATAGAACTAGAACTAGAACTAGATAAAGATAATGACGAATTTGTATTTATTGTATCAAATATATCCTTATATTTCTGTGATGGTGAATTTACTAAATCCTTAATTTTTGGAACTGTTAATGTTGATTTAAAAAATCCAATTAAATGATGTACTAAAAATATAAATATAATAGATATTATTGAAATTTGAATAATCCAAGCAAGCATAATATAGTAAAATATTAGTTTAAGTGGGATAAAAACACATTAAATTCTTCTTTAATAAATCTGTCTGATAAATCTAATTTATGTTCATTATAAACAAAATAAAAGTTGAATGGTATAAAATTTGATGTCGATTGTTTTGATTGAAAGAATACGTTTTGTTGAACAGGCTCATTTAGACACTCTACAACCAATTTAAGCTTTGATTTTTTTGAAACCTGATATTCATATACAGTTATTTTTGTTAAAATATAGTTCACAGGTAATTGTGATAAAATTGGTATCATTTTATAATTTGTATTATCAACCAACAGTTCATTCTTAAAATGGTCTTTAATTAAGCTAAAATCAGGATTAAAGTTTGGTTCAATTCGATGTATTATATCTCCCTCAATAATATGAATACCATAATCATTAGAATTCATTTCGAATTTTATTCCAGTTTTTGTTAAATATTCATTTAGATTTGTTAGTTTATTTTTTAAAGATGATGGTAAAATATCAGTAATATATATTTTCATTGATTATTAGATTATTTATTGTAAACTATTTAAACCCATTTTTTATAAGAATTGTATAAAATGCCGCAACCTTTAACAATTGTATTAGTAGAAAAAACTGGAGAATTAAAAACATTAACTGTAAAAGATTATAAAGAAGACGAATTGTTTAAAAAATGTGGTTTCAAAAAAGCGGATGGGTTTTCAAAACAGTCTGAATGGCCTGTCAAATTAAATGGTCAAAAATATTCTATTATGATGTTTGGAAAGGATGACGGTAAGGCAAATATGGAGAATAAATACGATTTTCCACCGCCAGTTGATAAAAAATTATTATTTGGATGTTGTGTTTTAGTAGGACAATTGCGTGATGATACTGGGAAAAAAATACTTATTAATTTGAGTACAGAGTTGTGGACAAAATTGTACGAAAAACTATTTGGCGGGTTTGAAGATTTAGCTGTAGCAAATGATGATGATGAAGAAGAAGAAGATGAACTAGATACTCTGCCTAAATCAAAGAAAACTAAATCCACTGGTTATTTGAAGGATGGCTTTGTTGTAGATGATGGTTCAAATGATGATGATGAATCTGATGATTATTGCTCATCTGATGATGAATCAAGTGATAATAAAGATGATAATATAAATGATATTATTGAAGATGAATTATTGTTAGAAGATATTGGGTCTGAATTATCAGAAGATAGTTATGAATATAACTAACAACAAAATATAAAATATAAATATATTTGTATATAATATGAAAATAGTACTAAGAACTTTGTTATTTCATTTTTTATGTATATTATTATTTGCTTTCATATATAAACATTTATCTATTCATTTTGATAAAGATAAAAGTAAACCAAATATAAATACAAATACAAATACAAATACAAATACAAATACAAATAGTAGTGACATGATTGATTATTTGTTGCTAAGTGTTACCATACAAGCAGGCATTGGTTTTTCTGATTTGTACCCAGTGTCATATTTGAGTAAACTTATGTTAATGATACATCAATTCATTGTAATATCAACTCACGTTTTCACATTATATATTTTTACAATTTAGAAATTATAAATTAGAAAATATTATTATAATATAAATGTCTTCAGCAGAATTTGTTACAGCAGCAGAGATAGCAATAGAAAATGGTAACTTAAATGAATTACAACGGCTGCTAAACATAGACAACTCAGTTATTAATAAAAAATATAGAGGAGATACTGCGATTATGAAAGCATCAAGACGCTGTAATGGAAACAAAGTTGTTGCTTTTTTATTAGAAAATGGAGCTAATATTAACGATAAAGACGTTAGAGATGAAATAGACCAAACACCGCTTATTGTTGCGGCAGATAGTGGATGTAAAGACATTGTTGAAATGTTATTACAAGCAGGTGCTAATATTGAACATAGAAATGACCAGGGCGAAACTGCGCTTATATCGGCAGCGCAAAATGGTCACAAGGAAGTAGTTCAGATTTTGTTAGATGCTGGGTCTAATGTAAATCAGGAGAATGCGGACGGAGAAACAGCATTAGATTTGGTAGTAAGATTAAAACATAAAAAGGATTTGATAAATTTATTATTAGAATATGGTGCTTTTGCTGAAGGTATAAAAAAAAATATGAAGAAGACTAAGAAAACAAAGAAGACTAAGAAAACAAAGAAAAGAAAGAATAAGAGAAGTAGAAGAAAACAAAAATAACTAAGAGTTTAATTTTTAGAATACAAATTAAAATTGAATTAATATTTAAATATAATACAATCTATCATATTATATTTAACACAATGTCCTTAAAGAAGATTGAAAACCCTGATGCGTTTAGAAGCAATATTCGTAAGAAGTTGTCGTCATTCTTACAAGAAAATATTAGCCATGCTGCTAATTTGGAAAAAGGTATTTATAATTGGGCTCTCAAGGAAGCCACAAATCGCAAAGTAGTAAAGAAGTGGGACAATCAGTTCTTTATTCAGATTTATCTAGACCATTTGCGGAGCATATTTGTGAATTTGAGAAATGACAAGTTAACACAAATGGTAACCAATGGCAACATCAAAGCACACGAATTGGCCTTTATGACTCACCACGAAATGTTGCCTGAGAAATGGGAAGACATGATTAAGGCCAAGAGTATCCGTGATAAGAGTAAATTTGAGCAAAATATTGAAGCAAGTACAGACACATTTACGTGTCGAAAATGTCGGTCTAAGAAGTGTACTTACTATCAAATGCAGACCAGGAGCGCAGATGAACCTATGACTGTATTTGTGACTTGTTTAGATTGCTCAACACGATGGAAGTGTTAAAAAATAAATGAACGATTTTCAATAACCCATTATTTTCCTTATTTAAAATCCGGGGATATTTGCTGTTTTTTTCATCATTATTACAACAAGTTAACAAAGACAATGATAGCTATAATCAGTAACATTTTTACATTATTATGACTTTGTTCACGCAACTTAAGAAACTGACTAAGTAATGTATTGTTTTTTTCTTCCCTTATAACTAGAGCCTTTTCATCTAACCGTTTAACCTTATACTGATTATGTAGTACTGGATATACGTGGCCAAAATCGACAGACATTATTTCTTCTAATACGGCGTCCGGGAATGACCTATCCACCTTTCGCAAAAACATCGCATATGGATTTTCTTTAAGTAGGTTTTTAATTATATTAATATTCTCTTCTGACCCTTCCTTGAATAAGTAGGGACTGGTTGGACTTGACATTCGTGACCAATCAGCAACTGAACTGCATTCATTGACATACGTATTTGTGTTTGTGAGTTCCTTGAACGTCTGAAGAATAACGGCAAAAATACTCTCATTTGCTAGTCCACCCTCATTAATTTGATTATAGACTCCGTTTTTTGCTGCTAAGAAGATGAGGCATTTGTGTACATGACTGCGCGTCAATGTAAACCAGGGGTCGTTTGCGAGCCAAAATTCCTTCTTAAATAGGCGCAAATTGGCACGACGATGAATTTGTATATTCCAATAGGCAGGCTTACATTTTAAAACAGAGGCCTGATAATGGTCGAAAAAACGCTGCCTAAATGTGGCTGGTGAAATAATTGGGGCACACGAGTCAGTTAAAAAACAGAACCACATATTTTCTGAATCGTGGTTAAATGCGTAGGTCATTAGTGCCATATATGCTGGCACTACATTATAGTAACTAGTGTTTTTGACATCTTTTGGGGGTAGCGAATATGTCTTAATCCATGGCGATTTAATTTGATTGAAATCTTTGTAGTGAAAATAAACATTAATAATATCCTGATTTGGTTTAATCCAGTCAATCCATAGCTGCTCTTTTTGTAAAATATGATGATAACTAATAATAAATAATAATGCTACTTTCATTATTATATATTGAAATATTTATTTAAACCTTTATTTTACTTTGTTTTTACTTTGTTTTTACTTTGTTTTTACTTTGTTATAAAAAAAAATTACATAAATAACAATGTTTTTATCCACCCTTTTTTATTCTGTGACGAATTTTTAACAGGATATGTTTCTTCAGATATATCAACAATCTCTTCATCTATTTCAGTTTCTAAAGGAGTTTCAGTTTCTAAAGGAGTTTCAGTTTCTAAAGGAGTTTCAGTTTCTAAAGGAGTTTCAGTTTCTAAAGGAGTTTCAGTTTCTAAAGGAGTTTCGGTTTCTAAAGGAGTATCAGTTTCTAAAGGAGTATCTAAATCTTCAGCATTCATTTGTTTATATTCAAAATAATTGTGTAAATCTAATTCTTCTATTTCGTCTTTTAAAAGTAAAATGTCCTCCAATTCAGCAACACGATTTTCTAAATGAGATACTTTTACAATAAGCTCACCATATTTCTCATTACATTGTTTCATATTTTGAATAATTGTTTCATATTGTTCTACCCTAGTAAAATATTTATATTCTAAAACATGGACAAATGACCATATACCAAACATTACATACAATCCTCCAGTTGTAATCATATTTATAAACGAATTCATATTTTGTATTATTGTATTATTATATTATTATTTTATTTTAAGCCACAACTCAAAAACTAATTTATGATATGAATAATCCTCTATTTTTAAGCAACTATTCGCAAATGTTTGTTGTAAATTTAAGTTTATATATCCATTATCAAATGCTTCGTTACGTATTGCGATTTCTAAAGACTTGTCTATATTTGTAATATCAGAAATTTGAGTTCGGCATTCTGGACAAGACAAATGATTTGTATTAATAGATTGATTAATACAATTACGGTGAAACATATGTTGACAATTTAGTCTAGCACAACTAATAAATTTATCACCTAATTCTGGGTAAAATAATGTAGTCAAACATATTGGACATAATTTATTTAAAAATTCTGATTTGTTATTTTTAAATAAATAGAAAGGGTTTTGATTATTCATTTTTATATATTTAAGATTTTTAAAATCAATTTAACTAACAAGATTTATTTCAATTTTATCATGATTTATTACATTATTTCTATTAAGAATTTGGCTCTTCAAAAGCAGTTGGTTCCATTTTTGCCTTTGTCTTTTGAAGAATAAGTATACCATATATAAAATAGATACTAACAATAATGCTGAAATACAAATAATAAATATGATTAACCATTTGGCGTTATAATTTGAGCTACTACTATTACTATATAACAATGTAGGTATAACAGTAGGTATAACAGTAGGTATAACAGTAGAATATGTACCATTGTTTTGAATTATTGGTGCTGAAATATCGATTGATGTTATAGACGCAGAAGATGTAGAACTCGAATTTAACTTGAGTGAAGTTGCTACTAAATTTTGAGTAAATGTACCGCTAGTTACTGCATCATTCATTCTACTAGATAATGACACAAATAACGATTGTGGGTTATTATTGTCTTTTAATATAATAATAGTCTTTGTTGTAACTAATAAATTAAATGATAACAGTTTTATTTTCCCCAAATTTCCATTCTTAGAAATAGATGAACTAACAAATGTTATAAAATCAGAACTAATATTCATTGTTAGTGCTTGGGCAATAATAACACTATCTTGAGCTACATTATCAAGAGTATTTGTTTTAACATTGGCTAAGGAAAGGTCTGTTGTAAATGACAAAATAACAGGTATATTACTTATTGTAGGTGCTAATGTTTTACCAAAGGTTATACTTGGTGTAGGCATTATTGTAGGCATTATTGTAGGCATTATTGTAGTAAATGATAAACTATTAGCATAAGAATATACCTGTTTTGAACTGGAAAGTGTATAATAAGACACAATTCTAGTCAACATAGGGTCTGAATATTTACTTATATAGGGTATTGAATTAGACAAAGGATATACTTTGTGAGAATTACATAAATTATAACTATTTATAATGGTTAACATGTTATTAAATGAATTCATATTAGTTGATAGAAATTGATTTGATATAAATTGATTAGTAGATAGAAATTGATTAGATAAAAAATAATTAGATATAAATTGATTAGTTGATAGAAATTGATTAGATAAAAAATAATTAGTAGATAGAAATTGATTAGTTGATAGAAATTGATTAGATAAAAAATAATTAGATATAAATTGATTAGTAGATGAAAAATGATTTATTGAATATGTATGTCCACTACATTCATATAATAGTAGCAATATATAAAATATATTAGTTATAAGAAACATCTTATATATGATTATATTTTATCTTTATTATTTTATTAAATAAAAAGGATAAAAATATAAAATAAATTTAACAAATAAATATAATGACTATTCATGAAGAAAAAGACAATGATGAAATTTACAATGAATATATTATAGAATGTACAAATATATCATTTATTCGTATAGGAATTAGCTTAACAAATGATTCTGATTTTATAGAATCAGAATCAGAATCAGAATCAGACGAACAAAATACATATATTAAATCATATGATGAAGTGTATTTTGACTATTTATCAAAATTAGATAAAAAAATAGATAGATTATTTTATAAGCAAGAACAAATACAAGAACAAATAAACAGTTTAACCTTAGAAAATAAAATTACATCAGATAATATAAATTTTATTGAAGCCAAATTAAGTAATAAAAATATTTTATCAATTATAAAATATTATTCGTCGAAAGAAGACCTTGTAAACCAATTAGATAAGGAAAATAAAAAATATAATAATACATTTAATGTTATTACAAAACTTCACGAAGTAATTTTAGAAATAGATGACGAAATAAAAAACACTAAAATGTATAAAGAATTCGAATAATTATTTGAAAGTTTAGAAAGCAATATTCTCCAAATCACTAATTTTCCAATATTCACTCCCCCCATTTGGCATGGGTCTTCGAATAATAAATGGTATTCTACTTTCACGTAATTCTAATTCAGCAATTAAATAACCGTCTATCACATTTTCAGGCACCTTAATAAACGGCGTAGCACCAGTTTCAATTTGCTTCGCTCGCTGCCCCAAAATACGAGCGCGTTCATATTTAGTTAAATGTGGAATGGTCTTATGAAGGTCATCGACAATAATATTATTTTTATCACGTACAACCTTTGTCATTGCTAAAATCTCGTCATAATTTTGTAAAGCACACTCTGGATGATTATTTACAATATAATTGTCATTAATTTCCTTATCAAACTTCTTTAAATATGTTTCACCATCACCGTCATCATCATCATCTGATAAATTCTCTATAAATGATTTATTAACTACACCTTTTTTTATAACTTTCTTTATTTTTTTACCTGACTTGGTTACATTGCCCTCGTCATCACTGTTATCATTACCTTCAGGACTATAATTATCAGCAGCAACATCGTTGGGGTCATCAATACCTTTAGCTTCATCATCCTCTTCTAGATTATCTTCTTCTTCTAAATCTTCTTCGTCTTCATCATCATTATTGGCATTTTCATCTATTTCATTTTCATCTATTTCATCTACTTCATCTTCTGTTTCAGAACCAGAATCATTAATAGTATTATCATCATCTTCATCATCTGATTTAGCTCCACCTGTAAAATTATCATCAAAGTAACTCATTCTTCTTTATTATTATAACTATAGATACTTTTAATTTATATTTTTCAATTTTATTTAATTATTTTAAAGAAATTAAATAAAAACAATATAATTTTTAATCAATTCAAATCAGTTAATCCAAATTATTTATTATCCTCTGTTTTCCAAACAGTATCACATGTAGAACACAAATAAACATACTTCATATTGGTATCATCATATCGAATATAAATAATTTCTCGTTCCTCTTCTTTGGTATTTGTACCACATTCAGGATTAGGACACAAAATCTTATTGATTCGTGGTAAAGTAGGGTCCAACTTAGTATACTTATTAATTATATGACTAAACTCCTGCTCCGACTTCTTTAATTGAACCTTTGAAACTGTTACATTATCAACCGAAATTGTATCATCTTTATGTCCACAATTTCGGCAATAATAAATTAAAGTATTGCTATTATCGGGGTCAATACTAATATAGTACATATTTTGACATTGAGAACAGAAGTGCATTTTGTATAATATAGATATAATGTGTTTATATATTATTTTATTTATTTCAATTTTTTCAAATTATTATTTTAATTTATCTTTGATATTATTTATTTTATTTTTAAGTAACCCATAATCAACGTGTGTTGTCATCTGATAAATATATACACTATAACATTCAATCATACCATTTTGTTTATCAATAATGTCTAATATTTTGTCATAATTTTTTATAAATAATTCTTTCATAAAAGGATAAAACTGTAAAAATTGTGCTGGTATAAAATTTTTTGTTTTATCTAATAAATCACAAATAGCAAAATCTATATTAGAAAATTCAATGCTTTTTTGGTAATTATTGTAATCCCTGCTAGCAATTGTTTGTCCTGGTTCATTTAATAGCGGGGTCTCATTTAATAATGAACACAGGGTTAACAAGACGCTATTTATTGTTTGACACGCAGACCATTTATCTCCATTCCAAGTATTTAAAATGGAAACACATACTTTTCCGCATTTGTATAAATTTGGATTAAAACGGGTTAAACCATTATTTGTCATATAATTTACTTTTGGCGGTGAAAATGGATAGTCTGTTGGGTATTTAAATTCAAAAAAATAGTATCCGCCAAAATATGGAGTACCTTCAGGACCTACAATCATCGCGTATCCTTTCATTATATCAGAATCGTCATGTGTGTAATAAATACCATTATCTGTTAATGGATTTTTATAAATATATTTTATATCTGCTAATAGGCGATGAATTGTTTCTTTTGAAACAACTTTGGGTTCATTATTATCTGTGTTAGAAGGCATTTTGTTATTATTGTTAATTCTACATTAATATGAAATATTATATTTAAATCTATTTAAAAAATCTATTTTAAAAAATCTATTTTAAAAAATTTATTTATACAAATATTTACATTTACAGTAATATTCAATGTTACTCCTACAAATACCTAAGTCCAAGTTCAAAATTAATATATTATAAATTTACACCTCCAAAATTAAAATTGAAAAAAAACAAAATAGAAAAATATTACTATAATATAACAACAATGTCAACAACTGTATCAACATATTATAATGATTTATCAGATTTTCTTACAAAGCATAATGCTAAGAATATCCAAAACTCGGCATCTGAAAAAGAAATAACTCATACAAGAATCCCGAGTCAAGAACTAAATGTTTATGGCGGCTCTTTCAGTATTGATAAAAGTGAACTTCCAATATTTTATAAACTGTATTATGAGCATATTTTTGTAAAAGGTCGTAAGGAATATTTGACAGAAAGACAATTAGAAAATGGCACTGGACCGTTGCTAGTAGACTTTGATTTTCGTTATGATATTAGTGTACAAAAAAGACAACATTCTCAAGAACATATACAGGATATTATTCAACTTTATTTGGAGGAACTTAAGGGATTCTTTGTTTTTGAAGATGGTAAACAGTTTCCGATATTTGTTATGGAAAAACCAAATGTAAATAGGGTTCAAGATAAAAATCTAGTAAAAGATGGCATTCATATGATTATTGGAATTCAAATGGACCACACAATGCAAATAATGTTGCGCGATAAAATTGTTAAGAAAATTGGAGATATTTGGGAGCTGCCTTTAACCAATGACTGGGAATCAGTATTAGACGAAGGTATTAGTAAGGGTCCGACTAATTGGCAAATGTATGGTTCGCAAAAACCAGGACATGAAGCATACAAGTTATCTTACCATTTAACAGTTGAAATGAGCAAAGAAGAATGTGATTTTGTAACTCAGGCAAAAAACATAAAAGATTTTGATTTATCCAAGGACTTACAATTATTATCAGCGCAAAATGAGACCAATATAAAATTTGAAATTAACCCCAATATTTTAGAATCATATAACCAGCGAAAAGAGACCAAAGGGATGAAAACGAAAAAGTCTAGTTCAAAGGGTAAAATAAATCTGGTTTTGGATGAAGATGATGACTCGAATATTCAATTATCAGATATTACTAATCCAGAGACCTTAAAAAAGGCAGTAGACAATATAATGAATAATTTACGAAATAACGAGTATCATTTAAAAGAAATACATGATTATGCTCAGATTTTGCCTGCTAAATATTATGAACCAGGTTCACATTTACTAAATCGCCAAGTAGCGTTTGCTCTAAAACATACAGATGAACGTCTATTCTTATCATGGGTAATGCTGAGAAGCAAAGCATCTGATTTTGATTATGCGACAATTCCTACGTTGTATAATACGTGGAAATATCAGTTTAATAAGCGTCCTGATGGCGTCACTAAACGTTCTATTATGTATTGGGCTAAACAAGACGCATTTGAAGCTTATGAAAAAGTTAAAAAATCAACAGTTGATTATTTCATTGAAGAGACTCTGTTTGATGGTGCGGATTTTGATTATGCGATGATTTTATATCATATGTACAAAGACAAGTATGTGTGTAGTAGTATTACGAATAGAAAATGGTATACATTTAAACGTCATCGTTGGGAGAAAGATGAGGGGCAAAGTTTGCGTCTGGCAATTTCAACCGAAATGTGTGCCTTATATTCAGAGAAGCAGACGCAATATATGGCTGATTTACAGAGTTATGAAGGTAATCCGGATGTCAATGAAAAGATACAACGAAAGGTCAAACGCATTTCTGAGGTTTGTGTTAAGCTGAAGAAGACCAATGATAAAAACAATATTATGCGAGAGGCGATGGAAATATTCTTTGACAAGGATTTTATTAAGAACATGGATGCTAATAAATACCTATTGTGCTTCTCGAATGGTGTCGTTGATTTTAAGTTAAAGTCTTTTAGACAAGGATATCCGCAAGATTATATTACAAAGACTACTGGTATTCCTTATATTCCTTATAATCACGACGAATGTGCTGATATTTCTAATGAAATTCTGCGTTTTATGGAGCAACTATTTCCTCAGAAAGGATTGTGTAGATATATGTGGGACCATTTGTCAGCAAGTTTAATTGGCGCAAAGAAAGAACACGCTTTCAATATTTATCGTGGAAGTGGTTCTAACGGAAAGTCGATTTTAACTGATTTGATGTCGCAGGCACTCGGAGAATATAAGGGTACTGTACCAATTACGTTAGTTACTGAAAAACGTGGGACCATTGGTGGTACATCGTCTGAAATTATTCAGTTAAAGGGTGTCCGATATGCGGTTATGCAAGAGCCGTCAAAGGATGCCGTTATTAATGAAGGCATTCTAAAGGAGCTCACGGGTGGAGACCCGATTCAGGCCAGAGCATTGTATTCTGACAGTGAAATATTTGAGCCTCAATTCAGTCTCGTTGTTTGTACAAATGCGTTATTTGAGATTAAGAGTAATGACGATGGCACATGGCGCAGAATGAAACTGATTGATTATATTTCCAAGTTCATTTCTGAAGGCGAAACTCATACAGATGATACTCAACACGTGTTTCCAAAAGATAAAGGTCTAAAAGAAAAGTTGCCAAAATGGGCACCTGTATTTATTAGTATGTTGGTGAAACGTGCTTATGAAACTGACGGTGAGGTTGTTGATTGTGATGAGGTAATTGCCGCATCTGGAAAATACAGACAAGGACAGGATTGTATTTCTGGATTTATTAATGAGAGAATTGTTAAGGCTGATGGTGGCACTGTTGGTAAACAGTCACTCAATACTGTCTTTAAAGACTGGTTTCAACTTAATTATGGCAGTAGAAAGCCGCCTAAACTATCTGAGCTAGAAGAAATAATGAATAAAAAGTTTGGAAATAGAAATTCATTAACAAATAAAAGGTTAA